AGGAGCTTGCGACTGGCACAAAATGAGCCCAAATTTATTGCGATTTGCCGAAGTAATAAACACTTCGCACGATTTTGGTCTCAATAAGCCATTTTGATAATGAGACACGCGACAAAGCTGTATCACAATGCCCAATGGCCCTGACGCAGATCCAACTGGCCAAGTCGCTCGAGGCGAACCAGACCAGCGTCTCCCTTTGGAAAGCCCAGGGGATGCCGACCGAGTCGGTGGACGCGGCCCGGGCGTGGCTGGCAGCCAACATTCGCCGCCGGAAATCGGGCAAGGTGACGGCGCCGACGACCAGCAGCAACCCGGCGCTGGGGCCGAGGGCGCGGCTGGACCGGGCCGCGGAGGGGGAGATTCGCCATTACGAATTGTGGAAGGCGGCAGCGAACTCGGAGGAGGCCAACAGCCGCACCGTGGCCGAGCTGGCCGGCGCGTGGCGCGACAGCCGAAAGGCCGTGGCGCAGGCCGAGCAGGAGCTGGGGCAATTTCTGTCGATGACCAAAGCCACGCTGAACAAACAAGAGACGGTGACGGCGATCCGTGGGCTGATCTCAGCCTTGGTGCAGGATTTCTCGACCTTCCCGTGGGGCGAGCAGGCGACCTCGATGCTGCGGAAGCACTTGGCGACCCTGCCGCCGTCCTTGTCGGAGGCGACCGCGAAGGGTTAGCCGAAGCCTGGGCCGCCGGGCATGAGGTGACGCTGACGCCGCCCAAGCCCGGGGTGGTGGCGTGGGCTGAGTCCAATCTCAAGCTCTCCGAGCGCATTACCAACAAGCCGGGCAGCTACCTTACTCAGCGCACGCCGTATGTGCGGGAAGTCTTGGAATGCTTCGCGGACGAGCGCGTGCGTCGGTTGACCTTGGTGTGGGGCGCGCAAACCAGCAAAACTACGGCCATCATTGTGGGCATGGCCTACAAATTGGACGTGGCTCCGGCGCCGTGCCTCTGGGTTATGCCCTCAACGCATCTGGCCCGGTCCTTCTCCGAAACGCGGTGGATGCCGCTCATCGACCAGAACCCGACGCTCGCCAGACACAAGCAAGCCGACCCGGACAAGTATCGTCTGCTGGAACAGCATTTCGACCGCATGAGCGTGTGGTTCACTGGCAGCAACTCGCCGGCTTCGCTTTCCTCCCGCTCGATTGCCGCCCTGTGCATGGACGAATTGGACAAGTTCCCGGCCAAAGGCGGCAAAGAGTCCGCGCCCTTGCAACTGGCCGAGGCCCGGGTGGCAACCTATCCGCAGCACATCATCGTCACCACATCGACGCCGACTTACGAGGACGCGGCGATCTGGACCGAATGGCTAAAGGGCGACCAGCGCAAATACTTCGTGCCGTGCCTTGCCTGCGGCGAAGCCTGGGCGCTGGAATGGGAGCACATCCGCTGGGACGAGACGGCCAAGCAGGACGAGGGCTGGGACATGACCAAGGTGGCCGAGACGGCGCGGTGTGTTTGCCCGGCCTGCGGACACGCGCACGCCGAGGCCGACAAGCCCGTCATGCTGGAGCGCGGCGAGTGGCGAGCCACTGAGCTTGCCGCTGAGCCGGGGCGGCGCAGCTATCACCTTTCCTCGCTCTACGCACCGTGGCGCAAGTGGGCAGATCTGGCGGTCAAGTTTTTGCAGGACCGCGACGCACCGGGCGGATTGCAGGACTTCCACAACCGCGAGCTGGCCCTGCCTTGGAAGCCTGACGGCGCGCTAATCACCACGCAAATGATCCGCGACCGCGTGGACGCCTCGCCCCGCTACACAATAGGCGCCGCGCCTGAGGGGAAGATAATCGGCCGCCTCATGTCCATCGACGTGGGCCAGACCGAGATGTGGTGGATCGTCCGCGAGCTCCACGAGGACGGCTCAAGCTACCTCCTCGACTACGGCGCAATGATTGGCTGGGACGGCATCACGGACAAATTCAAGCACTACAAGTGCTATCGCGGCATCGTGGACGCCGGCTACGCGGCCAAGACCCCGGCGGGGGTGTATGATTTCGTGGCCAAATCGGGCGGGTTGTTTGTCGCCGCCAAGGGCCGCACGGTAAGCCAGGGGCTACGCGAACCCTACAAGTTCCAGCAAATTGTGTCGGGCGGCGCGGTGTTGTGGGCCGTGCAATTCGACGCCCATTTTTGGCAGGCTCGGCTTTACCACGACATTCTGAGGGATGGGCGCGGCCGGTGGCATTTGCCGCGGGACATCGCGAAAGACTACGTTTCACAGCTACAGGGCGAGGCACTGATTGAAAAAGACGGCGAGGCCAAGTGGCAACGCCTTGGGCCCAACCACCTTGCGGACACTGAAAAGATGTGTCTTGTTCTTATCGACTCAATCATGGCCCAATACCGAGCGACCAATGAAACTACTTAGCCTTATTTTCGGCTTAGTCCTAGCCCTTGCAGCCGCCAGCAAGGCACAAGATTATTCCGGCGTCTACGTCGCTGCAGACAATATGATTTCGCAGACACTGGATCTGTCGAGCGGCGGAAGGGCTTTGCATACCATTGACGTTAAAGGAACGGAAAACTTGGAGGCCATTGCAATCATCAAGGCTTTTGAAATCAAGCGAGCGACATGGGCTCCCGAGAATGGCAAAATTCACATTCGCGGCTTTTACAAAAAAGAATCTGGAGAAGAGCAGGAGGCGATTGTGGTCCTCGATATTGAGCCCAACGGCGATTTGATCCGCAACGACCCTGACGGGAAATTCGTCCGATTCCAGAAAAGGTAGACTCTTGACACAGCCCGCGAGGGCATGACCGATGCGTCAATGCTTGCCCGTGTCTTTTCGGCCGGCGAACTCTCCCAACTTAAAGCCTCCTGCAAAGCGCAGATCCTTGCGGGCGGCGCCTCTCAAGCGTTTGTCCTGTCAAGCAGCGTGGGTGGTCGGTCGGTGACGCTTCAGAAAAGCTACGACGCCTGGGAAATGCTGGGCCTCATCGAGACGGCCCTCGCCATCAATGCCGGCGAGATCGGCAACGACCGCGCCAGCCGAGCGCAATACGGAGTTTACTGATATGGCCAACCTGATCGACAAAATGGCCAAGGCGCTAGGCTTTTCCCGCATGGTCGAGGCCGCCAACTGGCGTCCCGAAGAGCGCGCCTGGGTGCAATCGCAGGCCCAAGACAGCAAGGTGGACATCAGCAATGGCGACCGGGTGCGCCTACTCGGCCTGTCGCGCAAACTTTTCTACAACAACGCGATCGTTAGAAGCGCCATCCGCGACAAGGCAACCTACTCGGTCGGCTCGGCCATCGCCCCGCAGGCCAACAGTGGCGACCCCGCCTGGGACGATGCCGCCGAAGCTTGGTGGGATAACTGGAGCAAGTCGCCCGAAATCAGCGAGCGGCACGATATGCGCCGGCTGCAAATGCTGGTCTCCGAGGCCATCGACCGCGACGGCGAGATTTTTTGCATTCTGACCAACAAGCGCGACGGGATGCCGGCCGTGCAAGTGGTCGAGTCGCACCGTGTGGCCAACCCTCCCGACAGGACGGATCAAATTATTGACGGCGTCAGCCTCGACCGCTTCGCCCGTCCGCTCGCTTACCATGTGGTCGAGGGCGACACCTTCAGCCAGCGCACCAGCCGCCGCATCCAGGCGGATCTGATGCTTCACGTTTACGAGCCCGAGCGTCCCGACCAGGTGCGCGGCTATCCGGCCGTGGCTGTGGCGCTTAACAACCTCCTCGACCGCGACGAACTCCTCCGCTTTGAGATGCAGGCCGCGAAGATCGGCAGCAGCATCGGCCTTGTCGTTCAGAACGCGCAGGGCGGAGTCGGCGCCGAGGGATTCTTTGGCGACTTGTCCAAGACCGCCGGCGAAAGCCTGACCCGCGAAACCGTTTTCGGCGGGGGAATGATCCCGCGACTGAAGGCCACCGAGCGCATCGAGTCGTTTATGATGAACCGCCCCAACGAGAAGTTGGACGCGCACCTTGAGCAATATATCCGCGCCGCCGCCCTCGGCCTCGGCCTGCCTTACGAATTTATCTGGGACACTTCCGCGGTCGGCGGCGTGGCCCAGCGTTTCATCATGCAGAAAGCCGCCCGGACTTTTGCCTCCCGGCAGGACGTTCTGATTTCTACCTTCCTTGGCAAGCTCTGGAACTACGCGATTGCAAACGCCATGCGCCGCGGCGAACTCACGCAGAACCCCAATTGGCGCAGCGTTCACTGGCAGACCCCGCGCTCCATCACGGTGGACGTGGGCCGCGAGGCCACCGCCCGGCGGGACGATGTGAAAGCCGGGCTAATGACCTTGGCTGACTTTTTTGGCGAGCAAGGGCTGGATTGGAAAACGGCCATGCAGGAGATCGCCGCCGAGCGTCAGTTTGCCGCCGATTTAGGCATTATTGTCGGCGTCGAGCGCAACGAGGGGGCGACGGTTATCGACCCTGTGCTTACGGGGGACGGCGGTTCAACTCCGCCCGCCTCCACACCGGAGCCGCAAGCCGCAGAGTTTTCGGAACGCGCCCGCAAAAAGAAACGGATCTACAAGCGCAAGAAGTCCGAAACCAAGCCGGTTGCTTGACATGAGCGCCCGCCTATATGGCGGATCTCAAATTTGACGGCATCAGCGTAGCCACCGTTGGCCCCGCGCTCGGCCACGAGATGTTCGTGGACGATGTCACCCTGCTTCAGGCTGAACAGGCGGGGCAGGCCGGCAGCCCGGTCAAAGTGTTTGTCGATCACGACGAGTCCATCGACTCGCTCATCGGCCTTCTCAACAACTTCCGCATTGAGGAAGACCAGCTCCGCGCGGACCTCGAGCTGCTTTCGGCTCATCCGCAGGCGGAGTTTTACGCCGAGATTCTTTCTAAAGCGCCTGGCCGCGTCGGATTCAGCATGGCCTTCAGTGGCAAGCCCGAAGAAGTGGGCGACCGCCGGTTCGCCCGGGTGGAAAATCTGGTCAGCGTTGACCTTGTCAGTCGCCCCGCCGCAAACCGCGAAGGCGTCTTCCGCGCCGGCAGTGAGCCCGTCCAAGTTGACACCCCGGCGGAGGGCATGACCGAATCTTCTGTCACCGAACAAGTCGAGTTTGACGCGAAAGCCGCCATCGAGGCGCTGACCGCTGTTGTCTCCAAGCTCGAAGAATCCGTCGCCGCGATCGCCGCCGACAAATCCGAACCCGCCGAGGCTGAAGTTGTCGCCGAGGAAGCAGCGCCGGCTCCCGAGTCCGCCGAGATTTCCGCGCTCTCCGCCAAAGTCGCCGAGCTGGAAATCGCCCTGGCCGCCAAAGGCAGCGAGGCCGTCGCCAGCAACGCCGTCGCCTCCGAAGACCCGGTCGAGCAGTTCAAGGCCGCCAGCGAATCGAAGGATTGGAAGCGCGCCGCCCAAATCTTTTCCGCGAACAAGAGCGCCATCTTCCGCGCTCGCAACGCCAAAACTTTCTAAGGGCCAACCCCCAAAGAAAAACCAACAACAACCCGAAAAAACCTAAAATAATATGGCAAACGTATTCGATTCAGCACTCGTCGTAGCGACGATCTCTGAACAGGTGCAGACGGTGCTCGCCAACCGGTTGGCCCCGCTTCGCATCTTCAGCACGGATTTCTCCAACGAAGTCCGCAAACCCAAGGACACCATTCAGGTGCCCCTCGTCACGGCCACCGCCGCGACCTCGACCAACCCGACCGATTTCACCCCGGCTTCCGACGTTACCGTTGGCAAGGCGACCGTGACGCTCGACCACTACAGCCAGTTCTTCGGCATCACACAGGCCGACCTCGCGCTGGGTCACCGTCTGGAAAACTTGGTCCGCATCAACCTCAACGCTCTGGCCGACAAGATCTTTTCGGTGGCGATCACCCCGATCACCACAGTCAATTTCGGCGCGGCCACGGTCACCACGACCACCATCACCCCCGGCTCCGGCCATCTCGCTACCCTCTGGAGCGCGATCAGCAAGAGCGACCGCAAGGGTCTGGTTGTCACTCCTGAGATCTACAGCAAGTTGATCCCGACCAACGCCGACTTCCTGCCTTTGGCTAACGGCGCTTACGGGTTCGACCAGGGCATCTACTACGCCAACAGCTTTAGCGGTGCGGTCACCGGCCTCGATGGCTTTGCGGTTTCGCCCGAAGCGGTTGCGGTGGCCTCGGCGATGCCGGTCATCGATCCGGCGGTTGCCAATCTGCTCTACGTCTCGGACAACGTGACGCTCGAGCAACTCGGCATGACCGTGATGTATAACATCACCGCCTCGCAGTCCACCCGCACGGTGACTGCCTCGGTTGAAGTTATGTTCGGATCGGCAGCCGGTCTGACCAGCGGCACCTGCGCGCTCATCATCTAAGTTCGTGTGTTCACCTCCCGGCGGTTTGAGTGGCCCGCCGGGAGTTCCCATCTGGGTTTCGACCCGAAGGGTCGCGCTTCCACTCAGCGCGGCCCTTTCCTTTTGTAGCAAGTGGCAAAGATTCATCTTGGCATCATTGTAGGCAACGAAGCGGCCAACATTACCCGCTTTCTGGACTCGTTTCAGCCGCACGTTGATTCCGTCAGCGTAGTCCGCGCCTGCGGCAACCAGACGCCCGACGAGACGCTGGACATTGCCAAAGCCCGCGGCTGCATCACGGGCGAGTATCTGAACGGCGAGACCGGCAAGGATTGGCCTCACGTCGATTCGTTCTGCGCGGCCCGAAACCAGACCTTTGCCCTGGCGCCCGAGGGCACCGATTGGCTCATGTGGGCCGACTGCGACGACCTGCTGGCCGACTCCGGGGCTGAAGTGCTGGCCAAGATCCGCAGCGGCACCGAGATCATCAAAGGCGCAATCTACGCACCGTATGTGACCAGCGCCAGCGGCAGCTACGCCCGCCGCATCCGTCTCGTCCATGCGGACTTTTACAGCCAGTGGATCAATGCCGTTCACGAGGACATTGAGACCAAGGAGGGGACCAAAAACACCTGGTGCATGGAAATGCAGGTCATCCACCTTCCCGAAAACAACAAGCGCAGCAGCGTCACGCGCAACCGCGCCATCCTTGAAAGCGTGGCACCGGAGCAGCGCACGGGCCGCGAGTGGTGGTTCCTGTTCCGCGAGTGCGAAACGCAGCAAGACATCCCCAAAGCCATGGAGGCCGCGATCTACGCCACGGCGCACCCGGACCTCGGCGACGAGGAAAAGTTTGTCGCCTACCAAACCATTGGCCGGTGGATCAAAGACGTGGACGAGGCCGAGCGCCCACTGCTCGAGGCCGTGCGCCTCATGCCGTGGCGCCGGGAGGGATACGCCGAGCTTTGCAAAATGCACACGGCCAGAGGCAATCCAAGCAAGGCGCTGGCCTATGCCAACGCGATGGAGGCGCAGCCGATGCCGGACGAACCTTCTTGGACGCACGATGCGTCTCTCTACGGCTGGCGAGCTCACGATCTAAAGACTCTTGCCCTGGCTAAAGCCGGCCATACCAAGGAAGCCGAACGCATCCGCAAGGAATGGCAGAAGCGCCTCAAACCCCGCATTGCCGTAGGCCACCCGGCGGGCAGGGGGCAGAAGGACATCGAAGTCCGCAACCTCTGGCTGGAGCGGGCCGCGCACCCGGAGCGCGTGGCCTACTATTTCGGCATTTGCGAAAGCGACAAGGAGGTGGTCGAGCAGTTGCAGCACTACCCGCACGCGATGGCAACCGCCGTTCCCGAAGGCCATTCCTCTGCCGTGGCCAACTACAACGCCGCCGCCCGAGCCGCCACGGCATCTGGAGCCCGCATCTTCATTATGGCGCAGTCGGACGTTTACCCGCCCCACGGATGGGACGAGCAAGTGATCCAAGCCATGACCCCGCACATGGAGAAGCCGGCCGTGCTGCACGTTTCGGACGGCTTCAACAAGCCAGGCGAACAGCTAATGACCATCATGTGCTTCAACTGGCGGTGGTGGCTGGGGCGCGAGTGGCTGCTTTGCCCCGAATACGACGGCTACTGGTCGGACACTGAGTTTTCTTTCCGCGCTTACCGAGACGGCGTGGTCGAGGACGGGCGGCACATTAAGTTTTACCACGACCATCCCATTTTTACGGGCGCGGCCTCAGACGAGTGCTACCGCCGCCAGCAGAATCCCGAAGCCAACGAGCGTGGCAAGGCAGTGTTCCGCCGCCGAAACCCTGACGCCGTGCTGAAAGGATGGGTGCCATGAAGCTGGAAATCCTAATTCCTACCATGCCGTCCCGAGCGGCCATGCTGGAAAAGCTCCTTGCTGTATTAAAACCGCAGGCCAAGCGCAGCGTCCGCATCACCATTGATGACGGCCCTGGCACGGTCGGGGTTAAGCGCCAGCGCATGATCGAGCAGGCCACGGGCGATTATGTGGCCTTTGTGGACGATGACGACATGGTCGCGCCCGACTACGTTGCTCGCATTCTTGCGTGCCTCAAAAGCGACCCAGACGTGGTTGGAATCACCATGCACGTCACCATCGGCGGCGAAAACTACCGACCATCACCAATATTTCGCCACAGCCTACGCTTCCGCGACAATCAACACTGGCAGGGACACAACCGCACCCCACATCACCTTTGCCCCGTAAAACGCCAAGTGGCGCTAAAAAGCCGTTTTCCCGATATGATGTGGGGCGAGGACTACAACTATGCCCTCGGCCTGCTGCCGCATTTGCAAACCGAAGGGTGGAGCGGAAACAAGCCAATCTATTTTTACAATTACGTCAGCAAGCACTACGACCCAGCCTGGCGGGGCTTTGACTCGCAGCCATAGGGCATGGCCAACCAGTTAGACACCGCGCACATTCTGGGCGTGGCCGCCATCACGGACGTAGGCGGCGAGTGCGTCACCATCGGCGGCACTCAGCTCAAGGCCGTGGTGGGCGACATGGACGTGCGCGACGAGCTGGCCGAGGGCGGCGTGCGCCAGATCCGATCGGTGCGCCTGGCGATCCCCCGCAGCGAGTTTGAGCGGTGCGTGGCTATGGGTATCAAAGAGGTTTCCATCCCGGCCATCTGGAGCCGCATCACCGTGCGCGACATCGAGCTGCAAGTGCTTGGCGTGGCTCAGGACGCGGCGGTGGTCGAGATCACGGCCGGCGGGCTGGCGGAGTAGGGCCATGGCGGCGGGCGTTTCAGTCGAAGTTTCTTTGGACGAGCTGCGGAAGTTCGTGCCCAAGTTTGTTAATGCCACGACCCTTGAGATCAGCAAAGAGGTCATGCGCCAAGGGCGACTCATGGTGCGAGACGATGGCGACAACGGACTGTTGGCTATCACGCCGCCTAAAACTCAAGAAATGGGCGAGAAAGCCACGTCTCGGGACATCAATCGAGTGTTTGTCACCGCATCAACAATCAGGGCCATCTTAAAAGACAGTGGCTCTCGTGGTGCCCGCGCTGCCTTCAAGCGGTATATGACCCCAGGCCCCGACTACTCCACGGCACGGGCATTGGATTTTCTCAACAACCAAACGCCAACTTTGGTGGAAGTTCGCCCTTACACAACCAAGAGCGGCAAAAGGGTAAAAAGCTACACGCAGACCCGGCAGGTTTCATCCCTGGGAGACCCGCGCCTTGGCCGGTTGCAATATGTGGACGAAGCCCCAAGTCGCACCTTGCACAAGTCTCGCAAAAACGCCCAAGGCCAAGTGCGGCAGGCCGCATGGAGTCAGCTTGTCATGAGCAAAAGCAAAATGACCAGCTACACGGACCAAGTGGTCGGCAGGGTGGGAACCCTTAAGGCGGGCTGGGGCGCTGCCGCCAGGCAGGCTGGCATTGAGATCAATCTGCCAGCCTTCGCCGCCCGCAATGCCAAACGCGCCAGCGGCAAGGGAAGATTCAGTAGCTCCAACCCCAGCAGCATCTATTTGGAAATGGCCAACACGACACCCAACGCCGCCAGCAAAATTTCCACAGGCGCGGTCAACTGGGTGGTTGGCCTGAGACAGAAACAGATTGAGCGCGAAATGAACAACCGCCTTGGCAAGCTCGCCGCCGCCGCATGATCCACCGCGAATTAGAATCCGCTTTTGCCGCATACCTGACGGCCAACCGAACTGGCACCGCGCTGGCAGGCATCCCGGTGCGCCACGCCGTGCCGTCCGATGCGCTTGCGCTGCCCTGCGTCATCGTGGCCGCCGCGTCGGCCGAGCTGCTCGAGGGCGGAGTACGCCAAGCCACCCGCGCCACCATGGATTTCTCTGTCATCTCCGCCGCCAATGCCGGCGCAGGCTGGCAGGCCGCCCAAAAGGACCGCGTGGCCGCGCTGTCGCGGCTTTTAGATGATACCAATACCAACACCGCGCTCGCTGCGATCAACGCGGCACAGACCGATTTCACGCTCTACGGCTGGCACCTGACCGAACTGGCCAGCGAGACGGCCGCCAACTACCAGACCGATGCCATCCGCATCAGCCTGGTTGCTGGCGAACGCATCAACACCACGCCGACCGGCCCCGCGGCCACCCCGCAAAACTACAGCCTGCGGCACGAGATCGAGCAGATCGTCTCAGCCCACCTCGGCACCGAGTTGCCGGGCGCCGTGACCGATGACTACACGGTGTATCCCTACTACTCCGAGACCACCGCCCCGCACCGCCGCATTGTGGCCGCCTGCCTCTCGGCCGAGCGCCCTTTCCCGCAACTGGCCCGATGGTCGGCGCAAGTCACGATCCATGTGATTACCCCGGGCGAATACGCCACCGGGCACGACGAGGTTGTAACTTCGGTGCAGGAGACGATCCGCGACATCGTCGCCCAAGACTTCACCTCGGCCAACGTCACAGTTGCCGGGATGCTGGAGACAGGCCACAGCGTGGACCGCAACGACAACCGCATCACCGACGTTTTGGCCCTGACCCTCTACTGCCAGCAGAATTGACATCGCCCGCGAGGGCATGGCTATCACTTACGGCTCGACTGCTGGCTTTTCCAAGTCCACCAGCAAGTCCTACGAATATCTTGCCGTCCAAGACAATAACGGTGCGGTTGCGGATAACATCCTCAAATATACCCGCACCGAGACCACGACTGAGACGGTCACCACGACTTTCGGGGCGCCTCTTATTGGAGCCCTGGAAGTCTTAAGCGCGAACGTCACCTGGAGCGTGGACGAGCAGATCATCGATCCCTCGGCCAGCGACACCGCGCCACCGGCTGCCCGCACCTACAACCCGCGGGCCGAAGCCTCGGCCACCGTGTTGGGCGAGTTCACCAGCTCCACCTTTACTCTCGACGCAACTACTTTCGAGACCTTGAGCGCCGAAAAAGCCGAGACGGCCGGCGATGTGGTCAAGACCAACATCCGCGGCGTCTATTACGGTTCCGGCGGAAGCCTGACGGTCGGCAGCATTGCGGCAGGCGGCACCATCCGCAGCGAAAAACGGTTTAGCAACACCGACTTCGTCCGCACAACCGCAACCACCGTCGCCTTTAGCGGCTCGTAATCGGAGGCCAGCGTCATGGACGCGCTTGCCGCCGAATCTTTCCTTAACGCCGAGCACCGCGTTTGCGGGCTGCGGATGAAGCCGCTTTCGGTGGGCCATGCGTTTACCCTCGAGGCCATCGCCTCACCTTTTTATCACGGCCAAATGGGCAGCGAGGCCGAGCTGCGGCTTGCCGCCTGGATTTGCTCACGGCCGCCCTTGACCATGCCGAACATGGACGGGTGGCGGTGCCGCCTGTGGAAGCTACGCAACATAAACTTTGCGGCGGAAGTGGCCAAATGGAAAACCTACGTTGCCGATTACTGCGCGCCTCCACAGATGTGGAACAAAGCGCCAAAGCCAGGCGAAACGCCGCCCGAGCCGTCCCGCATCCCAAACGCTCTTTGCACCGTGAGCAGGCTCATGCGATTGGGCATGACTGAATCACAAGCATGGGGCACTCCGGTGGGCGCCGCCTCGTGGTATGAGGCCGCAGCCTACGAAACTGAAACCGGCTCCCGACTCGACATCGTGACCGACTCCGAGCGGCTGACCATTGCGCGGAGCAAGGCAAAGAAGGAGGCCCACAATGGCTGAAGTAAAAGTTAAAATTACGGCACAGAACCAGACCCAAACTGGATTCCAAGCTGTTCTGGCAGACGCGCAAAAGACGGCCGCCCAGGTCAAGCAGACGATGGCGCAGGCATCGGACGTGCGCGTGTTTCAGCCTAAGCCATTGTCGAGCGGACCCATCAGTGTGGACATCGGCGACTATGGTCTTGAGCCGCTGCGCGAGCTGCAAAAGCAGATTGCCGACGTAAGGCGATCCGCACAGGACGCGCTTGATCCTGAAGCGCCAGCAAGTTTTAGCGATGGCATCGGTGGTGTTATTGGGCGGTTTGCCATTTTGATCGGCATTGCCGCCACGGTTGGGAAAATTATTGGCTCGGCGTTTGATCAACTTAGCCAAGCGGTCAGGTCGGCTACGTCCATCCAAGAACAGTTCAATGAAACCATTGCCGCGGCAGGAACGGCGACCAGCTTGGACGGCGCCATTTCGGGCTTCCGGCAACTGAACGCGCTTGCAGACCAAACAAGCAAAACACTGAAAGAGGCGCAGGGGGCCGGAATCGGCGAGGCGCTGGCCAACTTTTTTAGCGGCCGGCCAGGGCAGCTACTGGGCAGGGCGGGCGATCTACTCACGGGCGGCAGGGTATCTGGCGGAATCCGCGACCAAGAGGGAAGACAGCGGGAAATTTCCCGCGACGCTTTCTTGGGCTCTCTTAATCGTCAGAGGATCAATGCCGAGGAATTGGCGTCGGCCGGAGGTGATTCCGCGGCGATTGAGCGAATACAACAGGAACAACAACGCCGCCAAGAAAGAGAGCGGCTGTTAGACGCTCTTAAGGGCGAAGAACCCGAACTCATAAAAGCAGCACAGCTTGAGCAAGAAGCAGCTTTTGCTGCTCAAGACCGGGCCACGGCCGCTCAGGAGGCGTTGGAAAAGGAAAAGCAGATCACGAGAGAAAAAGAAAAACAAGCCGCCCTCGAATCTGGAACTCGCCGCGGCAATGTCACAGGCCGGCAACTCGGACCCGGCAACTTCGAGGGCATCCGCGAGCTGGAGCGCGAGCGAGAGGCCGCGGCCCGCGCGCTGGGCCCTCAATTCGGCCCCGGCACCGCCGACGCGGCCTTGGGCGGATTTCGCGTCGATGCGGCTAACTTTGCGCGCGAGCAGCAGGAAGAGGCTTTGAAATTGGCCCAACAGCAGGCGCAGCAAACGGCCTTTGGAGGAGACTTCGGGGCATCGGCCTTGCAACGCGTGGGCGGCGCCTCGACTGAGTTTTTCCGCGTGCGCGGCGAGAGCCAGCAGGAGCAGCAGAAACGCGCAACGGAATTTCTCAAGCAAATCCTGCAAGAATTAAAGAAAGGAGAGCCCCTCGTCTTGGGCGGCTCGCGCTAAATCATGGCACAAATCACAACATCCGGCGGCGGCGTCAGCTACACCAGTGACGGCAAAAAACTCACCAAGCAGGTTTATTTGCTGACCGAGGGGACCAGCAGTGTTGCTCCTGCCTCAGTTTCTGGCGCGGTCATTACTTCCGCGGATTTCAACCAGATTGAAGCAGGCGTGACGCGGGTCACCGTGACGTGGACGCAAGGCCAAACCGGAGGCAACGGAACGGCCGGCGGAGGAACCACAACTGAACTTATCGGCGGATCGAGGGATGTTCCTATCGAGTCGCATCCTACATTTAAAGTGGTGACTGACGCCCAGTTAAAAGAGATCAAGAGGGCGATTCAGGCGCAAGACGAGCCAGACAGCGCCATCGTGCCCACCAGCGCAACAAACAAGGCCCGGGTTCTTTACCGACTGCTTTTGCGTGGCCAAGAATACTATCTCGCGCCGGCCGTTAGCTACCGGGAGACGACAGTTGAGCTTAGGCTGCCGACCTTAAACCAGCTTTGCACCGTAAACCCCCCGCGGAATGGCCCGGGCGTGAGCAGCAAACAAAACTGGCTGCTGACTTCGATCAATGCCCGCAGCGTGGCGCGGCCCACCGGCTCGGTAGTTTATGAGGTCACAAAAGAATGGCTGCTTTCTGATCGCAATGGGTGGGACCCCGAGAAAGTCATCTACAGCGGGACATAATTCGCCATGGAGGGCATTGCACCATTTCAGAGCGGACGGCCTCTTTTGTCGGAATTAAACGCCGACAAGCTCAACCGCATCCTTGCCGAGATAAAGCGCAACCGCCCAGTTGTTGCCGCCCCCTTGGCCGCGCGAGTCACTGGGGACGGCACCTATATCAGTCTTCTTAAAATGCCAACCGCGGGTGGGACGGCGCAAGCGACATCGCATCCATTTCAACTTAGCCAAACAACCGGCGAGGAACCTGAACTGATCTACGCCCGAGTCCTCTATGGAACGGTAAACGGAACCACTCCAACCGGAATGAGCTTGGGCGACGATCCTCCCTACGTGCTCGAACTGACCGAGGCCACCGGCCACATTTACCTTGGCTTGACCGTGGACGAGGAAACGCTGTTCATCAACAGCCTGTACATCGACCAGGCGGCCACGATGCCTGAGCCCGGAGAATTTGAAGCGTTTCTGGAAATAGGCAGCTACTCCGTGACCGAGGGGTCAGCCTCCTTTGCCCAAGCCGTTACGACTTCGTTGGCTTACCTTCGCGCTGGATTCGTTGATCTTTGGGGGGCCGCATAATGCCGGTTGAACCCTGCCTGCCGTTGGCAGTGTGGCTGTATGGCCGGCGATTCCCCTGGCCTTTGGTCTGGGAAGTTTCGATTGATTGGTCTTTCAGTGTAGACGCAGAAAAAGTTGAAGATTTTTCGGGCTACACAGAAACGACAACAATAAGCGGGAGCGGGAGCGGGAGCATTATTATCAGCCTTGATCCGCACAGGGGCAATTTGTCCGGGGGCGCCAACGTCACCCCGGAAAAATTTATCGTCACCCGGAGGGTTACTTCCAATGTGGCCCAAGCCAGAAGGTTTCAGCTTTACTGCCTGGAGACAGCAGTCGCCGGCACGCACTCAATCACATACGTCTCGGACATCGACTACGACGATCCAAACGAGACGGACACATCCAGCGAAAACGAAGTGGCAGGGGACTCCACTGTTTCCCAATTCGAAATGATTATCGAGCCAGACATCGTAACGGTCACAAGTATGTTTGTAACTGCGGACTCAAAGTGGGTGGCTCCTGACGATTGGACCTTTGACCGCGCCGACTTGTTTTTGCCCCAAACCCAGACCCTGACGCGCACGGCGGCCGAGATTGGCTACGACACCGGGACAGGCTGGGAGCAAAGCGCCACCATTCAGTTGACCTCTTACGCCGACCGCCCGCTTTGACACAGAGGGCGAGGGCAAGCCCATGCGCGTTTTCGTCGATCTCAACACCCGCGCCTTCGTCACGTCGCCGGTCCTGCTTCAGCGGGTCACGGAATTGTTTTTCACGCGCCGCGACAACGTGCCGGTCGAGGTTCAGTTTGTCCGGGACGGGGAGGTGGTCGAGCTGGCGGCCGGAGCGACCGGCCGCATGGGCCTTAAAGTGGACTTCGACGGCAGCTTTTTGGCCAATGACTCCGATTGGACAAAGACCGGCACGGGCACAGACACCATTTATACTTTCGGCCTTAACCTCAACACGGCCAATTTAGACGCCGAATTCCCGACCGACGAAGAGGAGTCGATCGCCGCCCGCGTTGAAATCGAGTGGACCGCAGACGGGCTGACCAGCTCGACCCTGCCGACGACCGCGACCATTTACAACGACCTGATCCGCGGCTCCGAGGGCTCGGCCTTGGCCTTTGTCGTCGCCTCCGGCTTCCGCCTGGCTTCGGCCAACGGCACCGTCTGGGAGTTCACCGCGGACAACGACGGCCTGGTGCAATCTACCTCCACGGCCGCCACAACCGCCCCCTCCGGCCTCGCCCTGCGCTCCGCCAACGGAACGGCCTACACCCTTTCAGTCGCCAACGACGGCGGCCTTATCACAACTCAAGCCTAATAAACCATGAAACTCCTCCTCGCCATCCTGCTCCTCGCCACCGCGGCCACGGCCAGCGCGCAAACTAACCGCTTTGCCGCCACCGTTTTCAACGTGATGACAAACGATCTGTCCCTCACAAACCAAACCAACGCCACCACAATCAGCAACCTGACGTTCGCCACGCAGGCCAACGCCAGGTATGCGGTGACTTTCTATCCAATCATTGAGGCGGCCAGCACCTCCACCGTGCTTCAAGTAGTGGCAAGCAACGCCACGGTCTACGGAACTTGGAACGGCATTACATCTGGATTTGCTGGCACAAATGCTATCACCAATATCAACGCGTATGGAATCACGACGGCCCGGGCAGTTTTGAACACCTTCTTTGTTCAGGCTGGCACCAATTCTGGAAACGTGACCGTGACGCTTTACTCCAGCGTTGCCACCAACACCAACACCATCAAAGCCGGTTCGTTCATGCGGGCCGACCGCGTGCCGCAATGATGAGCCTCCACGCCGCCACCGACTTCCTCGCCCGCCCGCTCGTCGCCTCATCGGCCACGCTCAGTTCGGTCGTCATCTCCCTTCTCCCGCACCTCGAAAGCGGTATGCGCCTCGGAACCCTCGGCTGCGGTTTGCTCATCGGCCTCTTGGCCCTTCGTAAAAGCTGGAGGGACCGCCACAAATGAGCTGCTGCAACTCCACCAGTGCGGATCTGACTTGGACCCGTGGCGACTCGGGCCGCCTCGATGTCGTCGTGAAGCAGGCGGATGGCGAGCCGTATGACCTTACCGGGGCGACCCTGTTCTTGACCGTCAAGACCGCGCTCACCGTCACCGACGCCAACGCGACCATCTCCAAGACCGTCACCGCGCACGACGATGCCGAGGAAGGCGAAAGCCACTTCGACATCACCGGCGGCGCGACTCCCGACAACCTTACGGCGGGCACTTACTTTTACGACGTTCAACTCAAGGACAGCGCGGCCAAGGTCTACACGCTCTTTGGCGGCCAATGGCGCGTCCTTGGCGATGTAACCCTTCGCACGACTTAATCTATGGCCGACTACTCCGTAGAAATTAGCATCCCGTCAGTCGGTCCAGGGCAAGGCACTATCAACGTGACCCATGCCGAGCTTTTGTCGCTCATGGGATCGCAGGGTTTGGTCGCCAACGCCGCCTACAGAATCACCGACTTCGTTACCGAATACATGGCAAACGACAATTCTGACGAATTGCGTGAATGGATCTCTCCATCCAATACAGCCAATGTAAGCCTAAACAACGGCACGGCTTTTACGGTGGCCTCTATAGCGGCCACACCAGAGCCATTGATTGTCTATGCTTTTAGTTCAAGTGAAGTATCTGGGGAGGCTTATTCCGAACTATACCCCAAGGATATTATCCGCTACGACCCACAACTGACTTACCTTGACGGCACGCGCACCGCCAAAGGATTTATCACTTACCGAAAAGACACCGTTAGGGAAATTGCGTGTGATTACGATTGGCGCAACGTTCGCTTCAAAAGATGGAAACTTGATCCAACGGCAACAACAAACTTTGCGAATCTCACCAGCACGGCCATTTCGCCGCTTGCCACTTCTACCAGCTACAATGTTGGGGATGTTGTAACACTTGGAACTTCTGCTGGAAGCGCAGGGGTTTTATTCTGCGTAAAAAAACACACAAGCCCAGCCAGCATAACCGCCAGCGGATATTTGCCGACCTACGATGAAGATGCATGGATTCCGTTTTTCAATCGCGTGCGCGGCTTCATGCACACGCCAGCCCTACCAAAGCCAAGTTACAACGGGGGCGGCGGATACCTTGGTGGGTATGGGCAGGCCAGTTATCTTTACACATTCTCGGAAAGCAACGGCACGGCTTCAACATCAGCGGCCTCGGCAATTACCATTACGCGCCCCACGGGTGGCTTTGCTTTTCCAGATAGATATAGCCTGAGCTTTAACAATATCGTTGTAGTCAGGGCCGCAACTGGAAGCAGCATTTTTGCAAGAAATCTTGAGTGTGCTAATTGCTACGACATGACGCTTTATGGTATAAGTCAAAAAACCGATTGTGTTTTAAAGGACAGTTACAATCTCTATGTTGACGGAAGTTTTATAACAAACGAACTTGTTGGCGCGACAAACAGCTTCTTTCTTTCGGACACCCGAAGATGCAAAGTATACAATTTCGATAATTGCATCATTCACGGGCAAGCTATTGGCGCTGTTATCGAATCATTGGCATCGTGCTGCATTGGGAGAAACTCCTCACAATCACGTTTTTTAAACTGTCGCAATGTGTCTTTTGTTAATGGAGGCTCAGACAAAAGGCTGGTTGTGGAGAATCCATTGGAATTGTCTAATGGCCGTGCGCTCTACCTACAGCCGTTGCTCCAACAGGGAATTAGTGGATCTGGACAACAGGCATCGGATGCAAAAGTAACGGTTGGATTTAGCAAAATACCGCACTACGAATACAGGGACGAAAATGACAATTTGGCGCGTGTTTCTGCTTACGGAACCACGCCCATTCTTTCGCGCCACGCCGACAATGCGGTAACCAGCCGATTGCAAGCCGCAACTGATCCATCTTTCAAGGCCATTTTTACAACTCAAGACCACGCCACGCCAACTTACGTCCGAAACACAGACTGCTGGTGCTATGATCTTGCGGAGGAAATGACCTGCATTAGCCCGTGGAACAGCGCAAGCGGAAGTCCAAGTGGCGTGACGGGAGGGGGCACATTAATCACGCCGCGCCACATTTATATGGCCGCTCACTTCAAGATCCCTGTCGGTGCTACCATCCGATTTGTCACTGCGGATAATCAAGTGGTTAACCGTGAATTGGTGGCAAGCTACACTCACCCATCCTATGTGAATGGCAGCTTTAATTTTGACGTAACAGTAGGACTGCTGGCCAGCGATGTTCCTGCCTCAATAACTCCCGCTCAGACTCTCCCGCCAAACTTTAACGATTACTTTATTGATCAAGCTGGAGGATTTTATCTTTCCAGACCCCCCGCTGGCGCACTTTACACGGATCAAGAGGAAAAAGCATTGGTGATTGATCATGTTGCATCCAGTTCTGACATCCACGATTTTTATCCGCCCGTATCCGCGCTAAAATTGTCCGCCTTTGAAACCATAATAGTGGGCGATTCAAGCAATCCTGTTTTTTTCATAATCAACGACAAGTTGGTTTTGCTTGCTGCTTGGTCAGCGGTGCGCGGGGATAGCTCCGCCTTTGGCTGGGACTACAACACGCCGCTTCGCAATAGCGGCACAACAAAAGCCCCGCTTCTTCAAGCCATGATCAGTGCGGTAGACGCCGCGCATGGCGTTTCCACGGGCCATCAACTTGACCTTGTTGATTTAAGTTCCTTTGTGAAATTCACGACTTAATCCCATGACCGCCAGCAGCCAATACTACAAAGCGACCGCCTACCTCGGCACCGGCACGCACCACGAGGTCGAGGTGACCATCCCTCTCGTCGGCCCCGCTGGCCCGCAAGGCCCGGCAGGCAGTGGGGGCGGCGGCGATGTCGAAAGCGTCAACGGCCAGACCGGCGTGGTTGTCTTGGCGGCGGCAGATGTGGGCGCGGCCGCAACCTCCCACACCCACGCAGCCGCCGACATCACCAGCGGCACGCTCAACATCGGTCGCATCCCTACCGGCACCGGCTCGACACAGGTGGCCCTCGGGAACCACACCCACACCCTCTCTGCCATCACCGACGCAGGCACCGCTGCGGCGCAGGACGCCAATCAAGACCTTGGCACGAGCGACCAAGTGACGTTTCAAGGCGTCACCGTAAACGGACCGCCCGTCAATGAGATTTATCCCGGCGAAGGAGTGGTAAACTGCGGCAAGCTGAACCTCGACACTTATGCAGTAGACCTCGGCGGCGGCTCGACGGGAGACGGCTTTCCTTCAATCGTCTTCGGCGCACTCAATGGCGGCATCACGCTTAAAGGACCGGAAGGGGACATCACGACAAGCAAGGTGATCAATATCCCCAACGCCAGCGGCACCCTCGCCCTAAACCCCCTAACCACCGCAGGCGACCTCTTCGTCGGCGGCACCAGCGGAGCGCCCGCGCGCCTGGGCATCGGAACGGCGAGCCAGCAGTTGCGCGTTAACTCGGGGGCAACGGGGCTGGAATATTTCACGCCGGCTGCGGGCGGCACCAAGACCCTTGCCGTCTTCACCGCCGAACACAATCAACCGCCATCGACCAGCTTTGCCACGCTCGACACCCGCAACAGCATCGCCGTCCTCGACTTCGATGACGCCACCGACGAGTCCGCCGTCTTTGTCGGCATAATGCCCGAAGGCGCCTCGCTCGGCTCTGGCCTCAAGATTCGCCTCCATTGGGCCGCAACCACGGCAACATCTGGCGATGTCCGATGGGATGTTTCAATTATGCGAACGACCACCGATCTGGACAGCGACTCGTTCGACACGGTGGCCTCGGCGACCGCGACCACCAGCGGCACATCGGGGATTCTGACCGTAACCGAAATCACGCTTACGACCATCGACAGCGTGACGGCGGGCGATGGATTTAGGCTGCGTGTGACGAGGGATGCCAATTCTGGGTCAGACACGCTCAGTGGAGACTGTGAACTTTACATCTGCGAGGTAAGGAGCGCGGCGTAATCATGGCTTACGAATTTAACGGGTCAAGTCAGTATTTGAACACGGCGTCAACGCCAGTGACGGCGTTTCCTATGACGCTTGCCGCATGGTTTTACCCAGATGCAAATACTCAAAACTATGCGCTGGTGTCTGTCACGGATAATGCAGAAACCAACAGCAATCGGATTGGCATTACTGCGCTTGGGGGTGTCGCAGGAGATCCGGTGCAGGCTTTTGTCCAAACTTCTGTCGCAACAGGAACAGCAAACTCAACAGCGGCTTTTGCAAGTGTCGCATGGAATCATGTGTGCGGTGTGTTTGAATCAACAGCGAGCAGAACCGTTTATTTAGACGGAGCCAATTCGGCGACAAACAACACAAGCGTAACGCCCAGCGGAGTAGACCGTATCAGAATTGCCGCGCGGTTTTCGGGCGGATCGCCAGGACTTTATTTCGATGGCCGCATCGCCGAAGTCGGCATTTGGAGCGCCGCCCTCAACGCCGACGAAGTTGCCTCTCTTGCAGACGGCATCACTTGCGACAAAGTCCGCCCGCAGTCCCTTGTCTTCTACGCGCCGCTGGTCCGCGAACTCATCGACGTGCGCGGCGGCCTAACGATCACCAACAACAACACGGCCACAGTCGCCAACCATCCGCGAGTTTATGCCTAATCTCTACTACCGCATTTCCGATCCCAACGATGTCCGCGACCTGTCCGAGCAGATGGCCGCGTGGCTGGCCGCTGGCAACCCTAAGGCAGACGATTGGGCCGTGCAGCCCGAAGCGCCGTCAGCGGATGCGGTCTGGCAAGATGGCGAATGGGTGGTGCCGCCTGTGGCAACAATGACCGCCGAAGAAGCCGTCTCCGCATACTTTTCCGCCTACCAGATCGCCGCCCTGCAACGCCTTGAAATGGCCCTCCTGCAAGCAGGCAAACCGCTCGGCCCCGGGATGACCGCCGCGAAGACCTGGCTCGAAGCCGTCATGCTGGCGTGGGCGCTGAACCCGACGCCTGCGCCAGCCGCGAGCTACGGCCAGCCGCAGGCGACCTTTGAGCAGGCATCGGCCGAGGCCGTGGCCTCGCTTCAGTCGTAAGTCGCGCGGCCTTAGTATCGCATAACGATACTTTGACACCCCGGCGAGGGCATGAACTTGCTCTCGACTGCGTTGGGAAAATTGAAGGAGAAATCCACCTGGGCAGGCCTCGCCGCCCTCGCCGCTGCGGCCGGATGGAAGCTCGATCCTGAGCAATGGTCGGCCATCGCCGCCACCGTTGTCGCCGCTGTCGGCCTCTGGGAAGTGTTCCGCCGCGACCGATGACGCGGCTCGCCTGCATCCTCGCGGCCCTGCTCGCCACCGGCTGCGCCACCATGCCCGACCTCGACGGCACCGGCCTGCCGCTGGGCAAAAGCGGCTGGCAGATGACCGGAGGCGCGGACTTTGAAAAGAAGCTGTGGTTCGTCACGTTTTGGCGTCCTTGGGGCAAGCAGGAGAAGGACGCCGCCATCGACGCCGACCGCATCGTGCTGCCCGAGTGAGCCGCCCACCGGTCACGATCACGCCGGAGATGCTGCGCGCCATCTTCACGCGGCCGACGCCATCTGACACGCGGCCCTTCGTCGTGCGCCTGCTCTCGTCGATCCAACCGGTCGTGAAGTTCACGAAACGCGGCATCAGCTACATCGGGGTAAGGGGCGAGGCGCAATTCTAACGTGAACACACTTATTACATGGTTGAAGCAATCATTCGTGGCCTTTCTGGCTGGCCTGCAAACGATAGGAGACAAGTCGCCCTTGCCCTCGTTCGTCGCCTCTCCCCAACCGACCTGTCCGAAGTGCTCGTCGCCGCAACAGACCGCCTCCAAGCCGAAGCCGCCAAGCGCCGCAAAAAAGCTCACGGGCGCAAAGGCTGACTTTCAGCGACTTCTTGATGAGGCAGGCGTGAGATATTTCACGGCCGACGAAGTGTTCTTCCGTGGCGCACGGGATGCCCGGCTCAACCTCAACACCGACCCGCCGCGCAGCCTGTGGCCATCCCTGCTGGCCGTCACCAAAGTCGCCGACGAGGCGCGGCACCGGATCGGCCGTCCGCTGCGGATTAACTCGGCCTACCGCAACGCGGCCTACAATCGCGCCATCGGCGGGGCCTCGGCCTCGATCCATATGCGCGGCGGCGCGCTTGATCTCTCGGGTTCACCCGTCACGCTGCGACGCATCCTGCGCGAAATGCGCGACGAGGGGCTGTTTCGTGGAGGCATCGGTCGGTATCCGACTTTTACGCACGTTGATGTGAGGGGCAAGAGCGTTGATTGGTAATGCTAATTCTTAGTGCATTGGTTTTGCATTAGTATTTGGCGAGCGCACGGCGCAACTTGTAAGCAATACTTGTGAGTTCAACGGTTGGCGAACGGCGACATTCCCCATTGTCGGCGGGCGGCGACACGTTGAACCTTTCGATGCTATCGACAGGTTCGCGGGACGTGTGCAAAAACCTGTCATTTTTCGACAGATTAGCAGGCCGCTAATGCAGGTCTACTTTACACCTGCCGCGATTAGAAGAAAACCGAGGTTCCCAATCGTGTAGCCGGTGAAGGCAAGCCCGAGGCCAATGTCGCCGTTGCGATAAAATCCCACAGCCGTGGCGATATAGCACAGCGTGCAAATAAGCAGCGGCCAGAAGGTC